TACTGACTCCATCCAATTATAACTAATGGCTTGCTACCTGTAGGTAAGTTCTCGTATGCGTATTCATATGTTCGGCGATGAATACTATCATTACCGCAACCTTTGATGGCTAAGTTAACTACTGGAACACCTAACTGTTTGGCTACTAATGCGGGCCATCCTTCTTCTTTAGGATTTTCTAAACCTTGGCAGTAGGTAAAACTACAGCCATTTGTTACTAAATGTGTTATCTCTGTCATACTCTAAAACTCTCACCGCAACCGCATCTATCGCGTTCGTTAGGATTTCTGAATTCAAATCCTTCGTTTAAACCATTACGCACATAATCGATTGTCATATTATGTATATATGCGCAACTCTTTGGGTCCACGAATAAACTACAACCTTCGCAGTCTATTTTTATATCTTCGGGGAAGGGTTGGTCAACATACTCAAGCACATAGGCTAAACCAGAACAGCCTGTCGTCTTGACGCCTATTCTGATTCCTATGCCTTTGCCTCGTTTGGCAAGTGTTTGTTTTACTTTGTTGCTTGCTTTGTCAGTAAGAGTTATCATTACTTCATTGCTGATTTGGCCATTTGATTGACGACTTCTTGACTTTTTGTTTCGTCATTGGATGTGTCAGACATCTCTTGTTGGCCTTTGAAGATAACACTATCACCTTGGATGTTAGTGATAATGTTATTCAGTGGAGGGGTTTTGACCATGTCAAACAAATTAGATTTGTCTAAAATGATTCCGTTGTCATCCAAATATTGAATAAGCTCGTCCGTAGTCCAATCAGACTTTGACTTGCCGATCTCAATGTTGCTTTTCAACTGACTGAGAACAGCAATAAGTCTGATAGTTAACGGATCAGGACCAGCTAGCTCGTATAGAAACATCGAGATTATCTCTTTGCTCTACCAACTCCGCCGACTGGCTCGAACTCTGGTTCTTCTGTATCACCAAGATCAGCGCCTAAGTCATCCATACCAGTGTCAATGTCGTCCATGCCTGCGTCTAGATCATCCATGCCAGCATCGATATCACCTTCAGCGCCTAGATCATCTGTACCAAATGCTTCTGCACCCATGTCACCTTGACCAGTCAATGAGTTAACTGCTGACTTCAAGCCAGCTTGTACTTCTGACAACGTTGATGCTAGCGTAGACAATTGCTGAGTTACTTGATCGTTGAATGCTTGGCTTTCAGACACGCCAATTTCAGATTCAATGCTTGTTACAAGAGCAGGAAGTTCTTTAACTTGCATCTGACCAACTTCTTCTAACATCTTCTGTACAGAATCAGATAGGTCTTGAGCAGCTAAGTAAACTTGTGACTTCTCGATTTCTTCGTTCTCAACAACGATACGTGCTTTAGGACGTGAGCTTAGATCAGCAAAATGTGCAGCTAATGCTTGTTCCATGAACACCATCTTCATATAAGAAGGGCTTGTTTGCTCTCTATAGAAGTTAGGTGATTGCTTAGACTCACTCATTAATCCACGTACTTTACGTAGCATGGCTTTAGTAGCGTCCATTGGCATTTTTGCTACGTTGAATGGCATTTCATAGTGCTCGTTTAAAGCACGTGATGCTGTAGCAATTTTTTTGTTATCGAATTCAGTTAATTTCATAGTTGTGGGTTCCAAGACTAATATAAAGTATTTATCATTTATGGCTTAATGTTATGGTTTTTTATTCCATCTTCTAGCCTGCCATGACATAGATTCGTTAATGAATCCGTTCAGTTCTTCTGCAATCTGCTTTTTCTTCAGTTTTTCTTCAGTCAATTTAGCAGCGTAGATCAATTTGTCGTCTGCTGTCTTTGCTCGTTTCAACAGCATACTATGCCATGTGATATCAGCATCTACACTACTTAGCTTAAAGTCTAGGATAATGATTCGTTTGGCTTCAGCTATTCGGTTTCTCTTGTCATAGCTACACCAAGTAGCTGCGCTTTTGAGAGTGTTGAAGGATTGTTCTAATGAGGAAGTATCACTCGTTACGATGAACGATTCTCCTTGTTTCTTGATGTGATATAGATTGTACATACAATACGATCCAGGACCATCTGAAATAATGCTCAGGTCCTGTAATTCTGCCATAACTTTCTTTGGTATAGCTTTGGTTATACGGTTGATTGTCTTGTCATTAATCATTGCTTATCACTTTAAAGTAAATGTTTCTTAGTTCGTCGGATGTATCTAAGAAGTTGGGGAGTTTTTCCCACTCAGTTTTGCATAGGATCATAGGAATTCTATCACAATCAGTGTACAACGCACCTAATTCAGTTATGCCGTCATTGAAGACGCTAGTATGCTGAATCTCAAAGTCAAAAGACCAACAGTCGTATTCTTCATCCCCTTGCTGCTGAAACAAGAAGCCAAAATTTTCAAATTCATCAAACCGAATCTTCATTTTTTCAGGTCCACGCTTGACTTCTGGCAGTGAGCGTAGTGAGATTGCTTGGATGATGGTATCAAAATTACATTGCGTATTGCGCTTGTACAACCACTCTGGATTTACTTGATCCTGAGGACGGCTACGGTTCAACACCCCAGTTTGGGTTATATCGAACAACGTGTAGCAAGTTAATGTATAGCTCATACTACTATTTAACAGCCGTAAAAAAACCCGAGAAATTCTCGGGTTCTTTTAATTAACTAGTGATTAACCAGTGAATGTAGCTGTAGCTGTAGTAGTTGTGCTAGCAACACCTGCTGCTGTGAAAGCTGCGTCAAGTGCTGTAGTATCCCAAGCGCCTACAGGGTAAACAGCAACTGCTAACGTGTCGTTAGAAGCGTCTGTGTACTCATACAAATAAACAGTAGCCAATTGTTGAATTGTTTGAACTAGAGTGTTGATTTGAGTTGTAGTGAAAGCGCCAGAAGCTGTAACTGTGAAGAAGTCTAGCTTAGGACCTTGAGGTTGAACTGTAGCTGCTGATGTAACAGCGTTAACTGCGCCAACTGTGTAGCCGAATGCGTCATAGACGCTTACTGGTTGATAGTCACCATGTGTACGTGTAAATTGTGCCATTTTAATATTCCTTTAAGAAGTTTGAATCCTACTGATTCATATACTTATTTAGTCCTGGCACAAAAAAACGTCGGTTTTGGCTTACTTTTTTTGGATACTTTTGCTAAACTTCCCCTGATCTCTAGCTTTAATAGCACCCAATAGCTTGCGTTCCAACACTGCTGCCTTCTCAGGATCATAGTGTTTGTTAATCATCTCTAGTAGATTGATGGCACTGGTGATGATATTGTGAGCGCGGCTTTCGATGATATGATTAGTATCACGAGTTTGTCCAATCGACTCAAGTTCTTCCAGCAAGGACTTTGTTTTGCGGTGCATAATTTGTATTCCTAGTAGTATTTATGATTTATTTCTTCAAATCGTTCAATAGTGATTTGAGCTTGTTGCCACCAGTTACGTTTGCAGTTACTCGTTTTTGTACAGGTTCTAGTACTTCACCTGTGGTTTGATCGATGATAGGATCTGATGATACTAATGTCGATTGAGTTTTAAACTTGTTCATAATGTCATTAGGACTTGGTGCAGGCTTATACTTCGCTTGCTGTGCTGCATAATCGTCAGGATCGCTGTCAGAAATACGCATAGTTTCGATGTTATAGTCTAAGTCAATCTTCTGACCCACACCTGTCGAACTACGAGACTTCATACATTGAATCTGATACTTACCACGCTCACGCATACTACGACTTGTGAAGATACCAAACACGTTATCTGCTGTGTTAATCTTTGAGATACCACCTGCAATGTGACTATGATCGAATTCAATTTCATCGACCGCAGTACGGTTCAATTGAGAAGCAGTAACTAACAAGATACCAAGTTCCTTAGCTAAGTTACGCAATTCTTCTGCAACATACTTGTCTTTAATGAACTGATCGTTAGGTGAAACTTTAACTGATACTGGCATAACCAAGTCAAGATAGTCGACCATCACAAAGTCAACTTTGATACCTGTCTGAATCTGTACTTCTTTCAAGTATGAACGAATGTCGTTTACGTTACTCTGAGCAGGCATACCCTTAACACGATATTGACCGGCTTTCTTACCAGTCATCTTGACCTTGAGCGCAGTTGTATCGATATCCTTACGAATATCTTTTGTACTCATCATTGTCAACATCGCGTCAGTACGCAATGAGGTCAATTCTTCTGAAAGTTCCAGAGAGATATAGACACCACTCATACCTGCTTGCAGCCAATTCAAAGCCATGTTCATCATGACCAATGACTTACCTGAGCCTGAGCCACCTGCGAAGATGTTCAACTCACCACGACTGAAGCCACCATACAATAGCTTATCCATCTGAGGCCAGCCAGTAGATACTTGACCGCCTGCATTGAAATACTTGTTGATACGCATTGCAGGATCAGCAAAGTAATCAGTACCCATGTCACGTTGCAAGCTAATCTGAACCGCGTCTTTGATTAGTTTCTCAACTGGATCAAACTCACCTTTCTCAAGCAAGTCAGCCGCAGTTAGAATCGCACGTTCTAGCTCTTGTCTACGAGTGAATGATTCGAACTCATCCAAGAACCAGTCATAGTGACCTTCGTTTAGTTCGGGGATAGTTTCTAGTTTGATCCCTGTCGTTGCTTCTAACAGTTGTGGATCAGGTATAGTGCTGTATTTTTCTGTGTTCTCTTTGAATGCTTCTACTACTGGTCTCAGTGACTTGTCAAAGTTTGCAGGGTTGATAATGTTAGCGACACGTGTATATAATTCTGCGTTGGACAGCATCATACGTAAGAACAATTTCTGTACGTCTGTTGTGTATTCTAGTTTAGGCTTAGAATCCTTTTTGTTTGCCAATTTGTTTCTTCCTTAATTCAATCTTAATCTTACTGTTTGTTGCGTTTTGTAATATACTTAACAAGGTCGGCAGCTTGCCATATTTATTGATAGCATCATTAACGTCTTTAACGTCACTAGACCAAGGGGGTAAACTAACTTGGTACCCTAATTCTAATGCTCTATCAATGATCTTTAATCCTGTCTTGTCATAGTCTGGAACGACAATGACTGGTCTGTTTAGTTGTGCGATTAACTGTGCTTGTTCGTTACTGATATCATCATGCATCAATGCAACACCATTGATACTCAGTGCGTCAAAGATACCTTCAGTTACAATACATACTTGCCAATCTTCTTTCTGTGCGTCAATGTTGAAGACATAACCAGGCTGTTGAATGTTGATGTACTTGGGAATCTTGTCATCAGTGTATCTACTTGTGTGACCTACTACCTTGTCTTTGTAGAAGTATGGTACAATGATTCTGTTCTTGTTTCGTCCAATATCATTTGGTGTTACTTTGAAAGGATAGCTATCATATTCGATGCCTCGTTTTTCTAAGTATTCGATATACTTGAAATGATTAGGGTCTTCTAAGTTAAGATCGACTGCACCTGTTGGTAGTTTCTGCTCACCAAACTTGATCTTGACTCTTTTGGTTGTTGTCTGTGTGAAGTCTAGTAAGTCTTTATTCTGTAGACTTTCAAAGCTCCATCGTTGAATTTCAAGATCGTCAATGCCACACCAACTCAATAGATTACGGGTTTTCTGTGAGATACTTCTGCCCATTGTGAAGTTGCACTTGAACCCACAGTTGAAGCAATGCATAGTCCAGTTCGTTTGACCGTCAAACTTCAACCCACCTCGCATTCTGCGATCAGGCTTATGTCCAAAGTGGCTGCAACACACAGCGTTGAAACTAGTCCAACCACTGCCTGTGAGCTTCTTTTTACCGGGAATAATAGTTAATATATCAAACACATTGATAGTATAACAGGACTGTCTTGAGTAATCAAGACAATAGGACGCTTATCTAGCCAATATGTTAGTCACTGCGCCCGCATTACTCTGAAATACAGCACGTACATAAGGATGGAATCCATTGACCACATAACCCTTTGTATCAGATACATTCGCTAAGTTGTTGTCTGTGACAATAGTATACCAGTCACCGTCAACAATCGTAGAACCTTGAATAGTAAGATTGCCATAGAATTGGGTGAATTGAGCTTGGATAGACAAGATAGGATTATCGTCAGTGGTAATCACGCTAGTGAAGTATGTAACACTATTCGAATTGCTATTGTTTGCAGTATTAGGGAAAATCTGTCCTGTAGGGATAGTAACTGATTGTGATGGAACAAAGCTAGGCAAGATACTGTTGACGATGTTTAGATCACCTCTACCACCTGCGTTGCTATCTACGAATACAGGGAAGTCAAATGAACCCACTGGAATCTCTAGTGTATAATAGCACTTCTGAGCATCGATATTAACTAGGTCCGCAGCATTGAGGAACAAGGATGTGATGCCAGTTGCAGCAAATTGAGGAGTAAGAGCCTTCTGCAATAGAAGTTCATTGCCCTCATAGTTCAGAATACGACAAGTAATCTCTTTACCCGTGATATCAACTGGCTTTTGCTCTTGGTTCAAGAACTGGAATTGTAGTTGATTATCAACCCCTTTGTGTAAAGTTAACGGTTTAGCGTATACTGGCATATATTTCCTCGGTGATAAGCCCGTGAGTAAGACAACAATTTGACGTTGCGTATAGAGAAAGACTGATGTTGAATACACTATGTGGGCTCCTAATATTATATTTATGTTTCTTTTGCCCGATAATAAATACTCTGTGATTCAAAATGAGTTCTTCAAACGCCTAAGCGAAAACCACCCGTTCATTACTGTATGTTCGTACGCCAACCAAGATTATGTTGGAATCGTTCAAAACCGTGATGATGTTGTCACCACTATATACGACTACGGGGCGATTATCGACTCAGCCGTAAAAGAACGTTTCCTAGAATTAGGAGATATATGGTGGTGGGAAAGTAACAGACTTATACCTATCAATCTGTTCTTAAAAGAAGAATGGGCCATTTTCAGGCCCTATCTACGAACATTCAATAATAAGAGTCTAGTCATTGTACACGGTCCTACGTGTAGCATGACAGAATTGAACAAACGCCGTAGCAAACGCCGTTCAATCACACTAGTTAAACGTCTACCTTAATGACCTTGTTCTTCTAGTAGATTCATGTGGACGACTACTAGATGTGCATAAGCAATTGCGTGAGCTT